GTTCGAGCTCGTAATTGGTCAGCTTGAGCTTTACGTTGTATTTCCATTTGTTGTAACTCTAGTTGTTTATTAGCTAAGTCTACTTGAGGTTGTTGTTGTGCTATTTGCTGTGCTTGTATAAGAGCTTGTTCTTGTCCTGTAATCTGTTGTGTTGCTTGTGCTGCCATCATAGCTATCTGGTTCTCTACTTCCATGGGCACAGGTTGTCCAGGTTCAGGCAATTGCATTCCTTGTTCTGCCATAATTTGTTGCACCTGTAGTCTATACTTCAACGCCTGATGCTCTTGTATGTGTGCTTGTAAAGCAGACAATGCAGCAGGGTTTTGTTGTACCATAGGGTTTTGCATAAACGCCATATGTGCTTGTATGTGGGCATCGTGGTTTTGTTCTAAAAATGCTTTTAGAGGCATCCCCATCAATGCATCTTGATTTTCCTGTACTGGATCTTTAGGCATAGCCTCGTCTTCAGGTATTAGTATCTCATCTATATTCTGTACACCTAAAGCACTGTACATTTTATAATATGCTTGATGTAAATCGTGTAATTGTGGTGCACTTTGTGCTAACTGTAGTTGAGTTTGTGCTAACACTACTCTTTGACTCATGCTGAAAATATTAGGGTCACTTACAGGTAAAACATCTACTTGACCGTCGAAATCTTTAGCATAGACAGTTCTTGAACCTCCAACTACATCATATGGGTACTCTGGTGGTAAAGACTCAGAAAAAACTCTCGCAAGAAGTTTAAACTCCATTTTTTGTGCATAATGTAGTCTTTTATGGATTGCAGACATTATTTTGCTTCCACGTTCCATCATAGCAATAGTTGTTCCTACTGGAGCTTCTTGTCCCATGTCACCCATCTTCATGTCAGCAATATTAGCAAAACGTTGACCACTATCTACTAATACACCTAAAAGTTGGGCTAATACACCACTCGGCTCTTTGTACGGCAACGGCATGAGTGCATCTCTAATGGTGCCACCTGGAACATCTACATCTCGCCACTCTCCAGGTTCAATAGGTGTATCATCGTCTCGGATACGCATTCCTCTTGCTTTAAACCCTGCTGGAAGATTGGATAATGTCCCTGCGTCTATTAATTGTCTTAATAGTGAGGTTGCAGATTTACTTAAACCTCCAATCATGTGTATTAACCCAAAACCGTAAAAACCTAATCCTGGAAGGAACTTATAGTGTACAAAATACTCTATTTTCTTTTTTAGAGGATCGTTAGGGTCAAAATTCTTACGTATAGAAAGTATTTGCATGCTTTCTTTGATTATAGTGACTATATACGGTAAAGCTACGCCTGTAGGCTCTCCGTCGACCGTATCTTCGAATCCTTCTAGGTCTAATTCGACGTGCATTTCTAAAACAGTGTATGTTTCAGAGTCTGTAGGTCTTGAAACACCTGTAATATCGTCTATTTTCTCTTTTACACCTGCTATATCGCCTTCATAATCGTTTGCAGGAGCTCCTATCTCTAAATCTCTGTATAAACCAGCCATTTGCATCTTGCGAATATGGTTTCCTGACATTTCTATTACATGTGTAGCTCTAGGACACTCTGTTAAGTCGTTTGTAGAGTAAGAAACTATAAAATCTTCTGCCATAACGAAGCTACTTACTGCTCGAGCTTTGGCTGGGTCATAATATACCTTTTTAAACGCAGATCCAGACAATGGTAAGTAAAATAATAGTTGGTCAAGTTCAGGATCGTACTCTTCCATGTTGTACGTAATCTGATAATTCATGAATTCTTTGACTCTTTGAGCTTGTTGCTCTCTTAATGTGTCAGCAACACCTAGTATTTGTGTTTGTACAGGTCCATCAGCTGGTAAAAGTTCTTTATATGCTTGTGCTTGAAACTGTGCTACCGATTCAGATAGCAAAGGATGGTGTACACCACTCGCTCCAGGAAATGGTTCACTTCTATCTTCAGCTTTTATACCTAAAAGATCTAAACCTTTAGTAAAAGTTTCTAACCATTCTCTTCTTGACTCTTCGTCTTCGTCAAAATCAGAGCAAAGATCACTAGCTAACGCTGTTAAATCATCTTCGCTTATTATTTCGGCTAAGTTTTTGTTGATGTCTTCTGGTGGATCAGGAACAATGTCTATATTTGACAGTTCTTCTTCTCCCTCTATGACAATATTTTCTGGTAAAATCTCTTCCATCTCGTCAGGAACCTCTATTTCGGCTGTTTCACCGTTCAATAACGACTCTAACTCTACTTTTTCTATTGCCATGTATTCTCCAATCCAGGTGGATAGTCTAAATCATACTTATAAATTCTCTAATAGTAAACTCGTTTTCTTCGAGGCAGTGGTTCTTCGTCAAAATCTGTCTCTAATCGGACAAATCCACCTTGTCTAAATCTCATAAGTGCTTGTGTTGTGCTATCCACTAAATCGTCGTGTTCTCCGTAAGGGAAATCTGATACCTCGTCCATCAATTCTTCTGCCCAGTTTGTTTCTGGAACCCATATATAGCCACCACTAAAATATGGAGCACAAGAATTTAATCTAGCAACTTTATCCTGCCCCCTGCTTGGCGTAAATGTTTGCACTGGAATACCAATGGCTCGGAGTTCCTGAGTCAAAGGCATACCAGATGCTTTTCCTTCTATAATTACCGATTCAGGACTCCATTCTTTATATTGTTCCAGAGCTTTTTTCTTCAGTTCGGGGAAAGTCATACGTTCTTTTATAGAGTCTAACAATATAATATGTGCTTCGTTACCAGTATATTGCTCATCGCCTATCGTTCCCTCTGGGTAAAACACTCCCCATGTAGTAATAGCACTAAAATCTGCCCTTTCAGTTTTCAAAAAAGCCGTGTCGTAGCTTTGTATAATGTACTCTACAGGTGGTGGTTGGTCTCTATCCCATATTTTAAACCACTCTTTGTTAATTATCGATGCTCCTTCGCCTGTCGGATTTTGCATGTACTCTGCTGCCCATTTACTGGGAGAGATAGAGGCTTTTATTTTCTCTAGTTCGGGCAATGGCCAATATCCTGGCCAAAGGGACTTACCACTAGGTAGTACAGCAGGCAGTTCTATTATCTCCCATTGGTCAGCATCGTCGGACTCCATCATCTTTTTAACTACTCTACCAGTCAAATCTTTCTTAGACCACCGTGTCATAACCATGACGATAGCTCCTCCAGGCTGTAACCTTTGTCTTGGACCTGTCATATACCACTCATATGCATCATCTAATGCGTTTGCACTCATGGCATCTTGTTCTGAATGTGGATCGTCGATAATAAATAAGTCCGCACCACGACCAGCCAATGCACCACCAACACCTGAGGCAAAGTACTCACCGTTCATTTTACCGTCTGTAGTTCTAGTTTCCCATCTACCTGCTGCTTTACTCTCTGGGTTTAGTTCTACATTAGGAAATATTTCTCTAAAACTCTTTGTGACTATTAGATCCCTTATTTTACGACCAAATCTAACAGCCAAATCAGCAGTGTGAGTTGCTTGTATTATCTTAAGTCCTGGTCGTTTGCCTACAAGGTACGCTGGGAACAGGTAGGAGGCGAATTCCGATTTAGTATGACGTGGTGGCATATTAATAATTAACCGTTTTAGTTCGCCTGATGCTATTCGATCAAAGGCTCTTGCCATTATTTTGTGGTGTTCTCCTTCTATAAAGTCCGTCCACATGGCTTTTACGAATGGCATAAAGTTTGTTTGTATTGTTTCTTTCTTCTGGAGTTCCGCGAGACGTTCGGATAGTTCCAAATGTTCAACTAGCAACTCTTGTGGAATATGTTCTAGGTCGTTATTCATGTTAAAAATTTTTTGCAAAATTTTTGCAGGACATTTGTCAGGAACCAACGCACGGTTTTTTTATAAAGGCGTCTATGTGCAGGGGGGTCACGATCCACAGTATTAGAGTTAGGGAGACTTCCAGAGAAAAGAATCCTAGTCATTAGACTCATCACTTTCAGAAGTTGTTTCCAGAACATTATCTTTGGGCGAGGACTCAACAGCCTCCACAGAATAGCTAGTTGGTATTGGTAAAATGCCTCCTGACTCCTGGTGTAATTCTTGTATGCGTTTAATAATATCTAGTTTGGTCATATCAGAAGTTTTATTGACTGTTAACTCTTTTCTATCTACGTATAATCCTGCTGCTTTTCCTCTATTTATTTCTGCGGTGACGGCAGCACCAAAGGCATTGTTCGAGATTGCTTTGTCTCTTAACTGTTCTAGATTATCTAAATGCTTTGATAAAGTTAAAGTTGCTCTGGCTGCTCCTCTGTTCTGGAGTTCTTGAATCCTTGCCTTTACTAATGGCTCATGGTTCGCCAAGAATGCTCCTGCACGAGCTGCATTGTTGTTTGAATACCCAGCAAGGACGGCTGACTCCTTTAAGCTAGTTCCCGATGCAACGTGTTGGCAGAATTTTTCTTGCTTGGGCGTAAGTTTTTTCTCCTTGCGAGTACTATCCATAATGTCTCATGTCCCTGTGGAGTTATATAAGGCTCTCCAACGTTTAATTCTACAATTCTACTACTATCTACCTGCTATCAGCAAGGACTCTCATACATATCTCATATTAGCTTGTACAACCAATAGGAGTCCAATATCCCTTGCTAATACGCTGTGATGCCTTCTGCAACAGTCCTGGAGTTAAATCGTATTAGCCTATTAGCTGTTTGACAACTTTTACACAAACCACAACAAAAAATCCATTTCTCATGTATA